AATTATAATATAAACTTTACTTGGGACCTTAATTTTTTAAAGCTTTACGTAGAAAGTGTCATAAATGAGCCTAGTCAGGTAAAATTAATCAAGCTACTGTACGATTAATTATTTGACTAAGTATATACTGATATTTACTAAGTGTATGTATATTTTAGCAGAAATACCTTTCACTCTTACAAGTTTTTAAACTTAGAGCTATTTTCTGACCTAATTACATATATTTAATTTACTCACCAAACGGAGGGCCTCTTGTTAATTAGTAAGTCTATTCTAGACTGACTTTTTAACTGCCTCCGTACCTTTTTTTAATGATTTTAACTATTTAGCATACTTAGTCAACCGAGGATTGAATGAAAAAAGTTAAATATAAGTGTTTAGGTTGTGGTTGGAGTAAAATTTTACCTTCCGATTGGGGAGATGTAAAACCTAGATTTTGCCCAACTTCTGCTTGTGAAATGTCCGTAAAGAAGAGCAAAGGCCGAAAAAGCTTTAGATCTCACCCGGATATGCTACAAGTCACTACTTTTGAGGATACTCCGACTAAAGAAGAAGTTGCAGTAAAAACCATAAGTTACGAGGAAAAACCGAGTGGACGAGATAAAAAATCAAAACGAAACGAACGAGCAGAGCCAGCAGCCTCAGGAGACACCGAAGCCGCTGACAAAACCGGAACTTTCGCTTAAAAAAAGGCTAGCTCTTAAGCGAGTAGCTGAAATTTCGGGCAACTCAGAATGGACCCTTCTCCAGCAGATTCTGCACGACATAGAAGCTTACTATGTCATTAAGAATGATAAAAAACCTGCCGTAGAGAAGTCCATAGAATTATTAAAAGAAGAAATTAAGACTCGCTATTCAACAGACATTGAAGAAGAACGAGAAATTAGAGATATTTTATTAGAAGCTGTTCCTTCTAAAAATACTATAATTAAATGGCGAGAGTCAAAGAACTGGCCTGAAGCCGTATGGTCAAAAGCTAGAAGCGGCCCTACAGGTTTATTTTCTCCTGATAAACGCTCTAACGTAATTTATAGTTTATATAATTCGGCAGTAAGCGGCAATGTTCCAGCCGCTAAAATTTGGCTAACTCTCTCAGGCGACTATGTAGAGAAAGCTGAGACTAAGAACGAAGTAGTAGAGCAGTTTAGAGAAATTAACGAAATTATCCATAAGACTAAAAAGATTTAATGACGAAACTTTTTGAACATGGACAAGAAGGTAAACCTTTAAATCTACGAGAACTAGATGTAGAAGGTTTCGTTAAGAACTATCTATGCGCTAAGAAAATAAGAACTAGTCAAGGTAAACTACTACAACCTCTGCATGATGGGCACCTAAAGGTTCTTGACGATCCTGCTAGATTCAAAGTTCTAGCGTGCGGCAGGAGGTGGTCCAAGACGTTGTTATCGGCACTAGTAGCTACTACAGTCTTAATGCAGTCTAGTCGAAGAGTGTGGGTATGTGCTCCTACTTATGATCTCGGTGAAAAAATCTTCCGAGAAGTTAGAAATATACTAGTTACGCAATTACAGTTAGTTCGTCCAGGTAAACCTAATGGCGGACAGTGTAGAACGCAAAAAGGTGATTTTTATATAAGTACACCTTGGGGAAGCGTGCTAGAAGTAAAGTCTTTAGAAAATCCTGATTCATTAGCAGGTGAAGCTTTAGATTTAGTTATTGTAGACGAAGCCGCCCTTTGCGATCAGATCTACGATATATTTTCACAGATGATTCGCCCTACTCTCATTGATAAAGAAGGTAGTGCAATTTTTATTTCTACGCCCAGGGGGCGTAATAGCTATTACAAAATGTTCCTAATGGGACAAAAAGGAAATAGACAACGTAACGGCGAAGTAGATATTATAAAAGATGATTCTTTAGGCGTAGATGATGATATGTCAGACTGGAGTGCTTTTAGGCAGACAAGTTATGACAACCCTCTACTAGCTTCTACTCCAGAAAAATCTAAAGAAGAAATAGACAAAGCTTATAGAGAAGCGATAAATAACGGTAAAGTTGTTCAGTTTAGACAAGAATACTTAGCTGACTTTGAAGCAGTTTCTGATATATGTTTTCCTGGACTAATCTCTGAAAAAGATGAATTTAACGAGTATGCAAACCTAATAGACTATAAATGGCATCCTTCTGAGGGTCCAATATTTGCTGCTTGTGACCACAACTTTGCTAAACCAGCAAGCACCATCTTTGCTCAAGTTAATAAGTTTAATGACGTAGTTATCTTTGACGAGTGTTTTACTCCAAAAACTACCTCATACATGCAAGCTCAACAAATAATCAATAAAGAAAAAGAGCTAACTAAACTAGCTCATTCTATATGGATGCAAGAAAAAGTAGCTCCGCATAAACTAAGAGATATTAAAGTAAAAGCAGTTGTTGCCGATATTTCAGGCAACCAAGTACAATTAAACGGAAGAAGTGCTTGGGACGATATGGAATCAGTATTAGGTTACAGGCCGGTAGGATTGAAGCAAGATAGAGAAATCGGCGGTAATATGATTCGCCATTGGCTTCAGTTTCCACAATTTGATAGCCATGGTAAACCTGTAATTCTTGCTGGCGGAATACAAAAGACTGCTCCTAAATTATTTATATCTAGAAACTGCGTTAATCTTATATATGCGCTAAGTACGGCTAAGTTTAAAAAAGCTAAATCTGGAGCATTAAAAGAAGATTACGACGAGACAGTAGAAGGCTACGAAGGTTTAATTGACGCCTTAAGGTATCTACTAGTCTATTTATTTCACGACAGAGGAACTCACTTTACTATAACGGGCGGTTTTTAAATGAGTTATTCAAAAAAACAAGTTCAACCTTTAAATCAAAAGGTTACTACAGGCGTAAGCCTAGCTACAGAAGTATTAGACGCTACTAATTCTGTAGAAATTGTTCGTTTTGGTGGAGCTATGTCACGAGTTACCTTTCAAGGTACAGACACTCTAGCTGGAACAGTAGAATTTACTGTTAATGGAACTAACTGGTTTAGTTCTACAGCAATAGCGGCAGCTAATGCGCCTACAACTTATACTACGCATAACTTTGTAGCCGTTAGAGTAACTCGCAGCGGCGGCACAGGAAGACTAGCAATCGCAGCATCGGTCTAAAATGAGCAAATCTTTAATATACCGACAAAATAGATTTTTTAAGATAGACACAAGTCAGTTATCAGTAAAAGCCAATAAGTCTTATATTATTAACGCCTTGTATGCAGCTATTTACGACGAGTTTAAAGATGCAGTCTATAATAAAAAATATGAAGAAATGAACAATTTTCAAAAAATGCAAGCCATTAATGAATTTGCATTAAATTGGTTAAAAGAAAAAGGATTAAAATAATGGCTAAGTCCCAAGGTAAAACTGCAAAGACTGGCAGTAAAGCAGATGAAAGAAAATACCCTAAAACCAAGAGTGGAGATAGAGGTATTGGAAGTTCATATGCTATGGCTGTTGATGTTGGAGCAGTAGAAAAAGGAAGTACTTCAGACTTTCTTGGTAAGAAAAAAGAAACTATCAGTTTAGACAGAATGAATAGCCTTGTCAAAGGCGAGTTTTAAAACTTAAAAGGAGAAACTTAAAATGGCTCAACGTACTGACCGTAAAGTAAGTGGAGATGCTCCTCATCTACCTTCACACGGTAAAACCTCAAAACAACTAAACAGCATGAAACCAGGAGTCCCTGAAGCTATGCCTATGGGCGATGGCACGGGTACTGATTACAGCGGTGCCAACGACGGCAGCAAATCAGCTCCTGCAGCTCCTAAAGGATCACACAAAGGTCCAAAAAAATAAATAGTTAGGAGCTAGGGTTTGCTTAGCTCCTATTTTTATTGGAGGTTTTATGATGACCGAGGAAGAATACAAAGAATACGAACGTAAACAACGAGCTAAAGCTGCTGTAGATGTTATTTTACAAGCAGAAGCTCTTAAAAAAGATAAAGAAATTAAATCTTACGTAAAAACAGAAATGAAAGAGCGAGCAAAAGCTCTCGACGCTGTTATAGGTAAGAAGAAGGAAGAAGTTAAGAAACCAGCTAGTAGAAAAAAGAAATAATAACTTCTATCTTATATTTTAAATTAGTAAAAATTCTAGATTTAAAATCTTTTAGAAAGGTAGGGTACTAATATTTCTTTTAATCTTGGAGTCGGCCATAATGCCGCAGGACGTTTAGGAGGTCTTGCTTCTGTAGGACTTTATCTATACGCTGATATTTTTTATCGACAATGGATAAGTGAAATAGCTCTAGCCTTTTATGAAGGTAGGTCCGATGAATTTGTGTGGTTAGATTTAGCTAGAGAGTTTAGAAATCCAGAACGCCAGCAGATCCTTCCATTGAATCTTACTAAAGAAATTGTAGACGATTCTTCTATATTATATAAAGAGACACCTATATACAAAGTAGTAGATTCTGAGACAGGAAAAGCTTTAGCAAAAGACGAAAAACTGTGGGAAGAAATAATGAACCACAGTAGATACTTAATGTTGATGGATAAGTTAGATAGATGGTTAGGCTTATTAGGAACAGTGCTCGTAAAAGTATCATTTATAGACGAAAGCACTGGTACTGTAGTAGATAAGAATGAAGGCGGTAAGGTCCAGTTAGACTTGATGCACGGCGGCATATACGATGTTAGGCATAGTGCAAGCCCTTACTACGTCACAGAGTTACTAATAGGTGGATTCAATAATAGTAAGTTTGGCGGATTTAACGGAAGTCCTACAACAGCTGCTAACGGCCCGGCAAACTTTATGAATGTTAGTAGTAATCCTATGAACCCTTCTAGTTTTGGCAGACAAGAAAGAGCGCCTCCATCTAAAGCAAAGACTTTTGGAAAACTCAACAAAATTTATTGGAGTCCAACAAGTCATAAATCAATAGACGAAAATGGTCTTGAGATGGAATCAGAAAACCCCTATGGAATAATACCGGCAGTGCCGTTTTTTAACTCTGATCCTGCTCATTACTATTTCTTACCGATAAATGAACCTCTTATTTATGCAAACCACGCCGTAAATATGAGACTTACAGATCTAAATCACATAGCAAAGTTCCAGTCTTTCGGAGTTCCTGTACTAACAGGCGTAGAAAGACCTACAAATACCCGACAAGGTAGACCTGTAGACGACTTTAATCAACTAAGAGGCGGTTCAGCCCAAAGTAGATTTGGAGGGTTAACAGGAGTAAGCGGCTTAGGAGCCGGTGGAGCTTTTAGAAGCCATGACGCTGGATTTGGCGTATTTCCTGACGGTAACGCTATGTCAAATGCCTTAGGCTTTTCTCTGGGACCTAGACCAAAACTGCGGAATTGGGTCCGGCTACAGAAATGTAGCAAAAATAATAAACGTATGAATATGCTGGAAACTCCTTAGAGCTTTTCTTACTAAACGGAAATCGAAAGATTAAACGTAAAAGTGAAAATAGAAAAGATTGGACAATCAGCAGGGATGACTTGGTAAAAGAGTAGCCCTCAGAGACTTCAAAATACGGTTCTTTAATAAGAACAAGGTAAAGTCCACGATCCGAAAGGTGAATTTAATATGGAACATTTAAAAGCTTTTATTTATGGAAAACTTCTTGGCGATGGGCATTTAGAAAAACCAGCTAAAGCCTCATTTAATAGTAGACTAAAAATCAAACAAAAAGAAGACCATAAAGAGTATGTAGAACAGTGTTATAAAAAGATGCACAACTATACGACTAAAATGTATTATGACGGAAGTGTGCGAATTTATAACGGAGTACAGAAGAAACACTTTGCTTGGACATTTAAAAGTAAAGCCCTGCCTTTTTTTACAGAGTTAAGAAAACTCTGGTATCAAGATAGCATAAAGATACTACCTAAAGATTTAGAGACTTATTTCACTGCTGAAACTTTAGCTTATTGGTATCTAGATGATGGGTATGTTCAAATAGCAGGTAAGTACATTAGATGCGGTTTTTGTACCGACAGTTTTACAGAAAAAGAAGTAGAAAGATTAATAGACATTCTAAAATCTTTTGGAATACTCAGTTTTAAAACACGATATAAAACAAATTTTAGAATTGAAGTACGAAAAGAAGAAGTACTTAAAATGTTTGAATTAATTAAACAATATGTTCCGAATTGTATGACCTACAAAATAAGGACACCGCAGTAGCCGTAGGCGAACGAGGCGATTTTAGGTTCGAGCATCCAAAAGCAGATATTACAGGATTACTTAAAACTATAGAAAGTATTACAGACATGGTTAGAGTTAACCATGGATTAATGCCTAAATATAGAGATAAAATGTCTCCTTCAGGTTTCGCTTTATGGATGGAAAAAGCTGGAGTAATCGACAGGAACCGTAGAAGAGGCCAGCTAATTAAAGAGCGAGAACAACAACTATTCCAAGTTATTAAAAAACTATGGAACGCTCATTATTCAAAATCAGGAGAAAAGAAGTTCTCCGAAAATGCAAAATTAGAAATTACTTATATTGAACCAAAGTTTCCGGTAGACCCTAAGACTCAAATGGAAACAATCATCATTGAGCAAAAGATTAGGCAGACCGGGGACAAGCAGGCATATAAACAATTATATCCTTATCTCTCAGAAGCAGAAATAAAGAAAGCTATCAAAGAGACAAGAGATGATAATAAAGAGAAATTAGCAGACGAAGCTGACTTTCAGCTAGAGTTAGCTAAAAAATATGAGACTGCTGGTATGGTTTATAACGGTATAACTTCTAATGAAGGACCTTCTGTTACTGGAGCTAAAATAGATAATAGAGCTGTACATTCTCAAAAGAGTGCAAAGCAGCCCGGTAAACAAGGGGAAGGAAAGCCTCAAGGACAAGGAAAAAGAGGCGCTCCAAAAGGAAATAAAAACCGACTAGGCAAAGGAAATGCGGATGTCACAGAAGTCTAATAATTTAGTATACGCTGTACTTATTTTAAGAACAGACGGACAACATTTAGAAATAGCTAGTTCTACTAATTATGATAAGTGTTTTGAAGTTTGGAAAAAATTAACAGAAGAATGGACTACTTCTGTTAAGGAACAAAAACCCTTTATAGTTGAAGATCCAGTAATTACAGCTTTCAGTCCTAGTTTGATCTATGAGGTAAAACTTATTCCTGTAGTCTCGGAAGACATAGTAGGAAGAAGTAATAATCCTTATAGTAAAAAGATGTACGATGAAGGTTTTGGTAAAACATTCCCTACACATGGGCGTGATTTAATAGGGTAAGACAAACCACAATTTCGGTAGAGCCGAAAAAGGAGTTAAAGATGTCACAAGAGAATTTACTAGAAAAACTTTCAAAGGTCAAGACTGAAGAAACCTCAACAGGCATTATCGGAAGTGAAAATCTTTCAGATAAATTACCTATTGGAGAAAATTTAACAGTTTCTGAACCTGCTCCAGCAGCAAAAGTAGAAGACAGTAAAACGGTTAAGAATCCTGAAGAATGGAGCAAGGACAGCGCACTAAAAGAAGTTGTTAAACTACGAGAAGAAAATAAAGCTTATCGTACTAAGTTTCAAGAACAACTAGATAAGTTAGCGAAAGAAAAAGAAGAAGCTATTGCTAAAGTCCGAGAAGAAGCTCAAACTGCTTTAGAAGCCAAAAAGAAGCTAGAGGCCATTGAAGCTGACCAAGCAGACAAAAAGCGTTCTATCGAAGAAAAATTAGCCAATAGGGAAGCTCGTCTAGTTGAAGTTGAAAATGTATATAAACGAGAATTAGAAGAGAAAGAAAAACTCCTAGCTAGTTATAAGTCTAAAGCCACGCAATACGAAGCAGAGCAAGAGGCTCGTCAGCAAGTATATCGTGACAAGATTAAAGAAGAGTTAGGTAAGATTCCTGAAGAGTTTCGTTCCTTTGCTGATAAAATGGTTAAAGGTTATGAAGATCCTCATGAAGCTTGGTTATCTTTATCAGAAGCTCAAAGAATGGGTATGTTTGGCGAAAAGAAGATCGTAGTCAATCATTCAGTTCCTGGAGCTAATGACGGTGCTAGGTTATCTAAAGATAAAATTGAAGAACAGGAGCGAGCTGAAAGAGCGAAACTTCCTTCAATGTCTCTAATCAGAATGGGTTTACAAAAAGCAGTTAAAGAAAAAAACCCAATTTTTAAAAAATAAAATAGGAGAATAGAAAAAGATGCAAGTTACTACTTTAGCAAACGCAGCAACGCTATCAAACAACGAACTAGTTCAAGGTATCGTTGCTGACATTATCTCTGTTGACCAGTGGTTTCAGTACATGCCCTTCGTTACGTTTAAAGGTTTAGCTTACACCTTTACCCGTGAAGCTACTCTAGCTAGCGCAGATTTCGCTGCTCCTGGCACTAACCTAAATCAGTCTAAGTATCAAGCTGGCGCTACGTTCACTAACGTCAACGTAAACCTAACTGCTATCTTAGCTGAAATTATCCTCGACGCTCAAGTTGACGATCAGCTTTCAGATTCTAACGACCAACTAGCTGCTCAGATTTCATCTAAGTCCAAGCAAATTGCTCGTATTTATATGAACGCTGTAGTTAACGCTAACCGATCAGCTACGTTAACCCAAACGAACAACGGTCCTCTTGGCCTTGCTGATCGTTTCAAAGGTATGGCTTCTATTCTAGACGCCGAACAAGGTAACGTTGATGACGTTAACCATCCTTTCTACAATGCTGGCGCTTCTACTCAGACGCTAGAACTAGAAGAAGATGACCCTTCTAGTGCTCGTAACGGCTTAAAAGGCCGAGTCTACACTCTAGAAGACCTAGACTCTCTAATTGACCGTGTAACGTCTGCTACGCCTGACTTCCTAATGATGCACTCACGAGACATTCGTACTCTACGTGTACTACTACGTAATACTGGTGGTGGTACGGATTCTAGTATGATCCAGCGTCAAGGCCTAGGCAACGACAAGCCTATGCTACATTATCAAGATATTCCTGTTTTCCGTAACGATTTCGTAAGTCGTTATGACGCTGTTAATAGCGTTGAAACTACTGTTTCTAGCGTTACTGACGCTGATACGGTTGTTCTTGCTGCTGCTTCTGCTGCTGACGCAGAATGGCTACTTCTACGTGGTTCAGACGGCGTTCTTTATCGCTACGCTATTACTAGCGGTGCAGGCACGGCTACTCTAGACGTTACCGTTACTGGTAGTTTCTTCGATCCTGAGCAGAACAAGATGGTTGCTCGTCAAGCTCTAAACACGGCTGGTCTATTCCCTGCCGGTTCAGCTGCTGAAGCTGCTGAGCGTCTTGATGGCTCAAGCATCTATTGCGGTTGCTGGGGCGAGTACAAAGGTATCGCCGGTTTCACTTCAACTGATAACGCTGGCCTAAAACTTGAGTATGTTGGTCCTCGTGAAGACGAAAATGCTTACCAATACCGTCTAAAGTGGTATTGCGGCATGGACTTATACAATCGTTTAAGTCTAGCTCGTATGAAGTACGTTTTACCCTTGGGCGCTTAATCTGATTTGAAAATCTCCTACGTCGTATTTTATATTGCGTAGGAGATTATTTTATGTAATCTACTTTACCGAGGAATAAAGTATGAAAGAAGCAAGACAAAAAAACTACGTGGTTATTAAACATGCTTTAAAAGACGTAAATGGTCTTATCAATGGAGTAATGTTTAGAGGTGGCTACGCCGTAGTTGAAAAAGACAGTAAAATTTACTCCCAAATAAAAAAATTACCTTTAATTAAAAATCAACCAGAGCTGCCCTTACTAGCTTTAAAAGATTTAAAGTTTATTATGAGGCCAAGAGACGTTGAATTAATCTATGGTAAACAAATATATAATAAATATAAACAACTTCTAGACGCTTTTGTAGCTGAAAAGAAGCAAGAGCAAAAAGTATTGGACGAAATTAAACACGTTGAACAAAACGGCTGTACTTTTATTTCTCCTAATACTAAAGAAATTTGCCCTTACCAAGCTATGAAGAAAAGCTCAGTCGGCTACTGTAAAAAACATATTTTACATGACCCAAAGATTGAAGAAATAGCTAAATTAACTATTCCTAAAATGATGACTAAGCAAGAGAAAAGAGAACTAAAAGACAGGATTATTAAAAAGCTAGAGGGCTAATGGCTACTAAGAATAAATCATCAGGATCTCAGCATAATTCAAGAGGAGTTACTCAAGGAGTTTCTCTTGTTGATCCAAAAACAGGTTTACCTGTAGACGTAGTAGAGATTGCAGGCAAAAAACGACTAGCCGTAGACGCTAATATTACTGCTACTATAGGTGATGTTTCTGTAGATTTAGACGTTGATGAAGATGGCGTACATATTGGCGATAAAAATACCGGCGCAACGCTTACGGTAGAGGCTGATGGCTCTCTTAATGCTAATGTAGAAATAGATGCAGCTGATGGCGACAATATAGCAATTAAAGACTCTGCCGGGCACGAACTCGATATAAATCCTGATGGCTCTGTTAATACAAAAGACGCAGCAGTTTTAACTGAAACTCAGAGTATAAATTCAAAGTTAAGTGATTTATTAACTGAATTAGAACAAAAGACTGAGCCAACAGATACCCAAAATATTGCCGCCGCCTCTTTACCTTTACCTACTGGCGCAGCTACAGAAACCACTCTTGCTACTTTAAATAATAAAATACCTCCTCAAGGTCCGGCACTAGCCGCTCAGTCTATTCCTGTAACTATAGCCACTAACCAAACAGCTATTCCTGTTGATTTAGAAGCTTTTACAAGTACTCCTGACAATGTTTTTATAGTTGGTACAGAAGACGGCACAAAAACAGGAGTAAAAAGAGGTTACGTAAATAATTTAAGACAGCAAATTTTAGCCTCTCACGACAGAATTCAGAATATTACTTATGCAGATTTTGGCACTAAAGATGAACGAGTGACTTCTATAACGTACACGAGTCCTACTTTTCCGTCAGCAACTGCAACAAAAACTATAACTTATACACAAGTTGGAACAAAATATAGACGGGATGCTATAACTTGGTCCATAACTTAAGAAACGAGGAAACTTAAATAATGAAAACATTATTAGCAGATTTGACTACGGACGTAGTAGGTTCTTATGATCAAACGAAAACTACTATTCAAGGACGAGTAGCATCAAAGACAATAGATGGAGAAACCGTTTTAGGTCCACCTCTAAGTAAATTTATTGACTTTGCTACAGATTCTTCGGGTTCTGCTCCTTTAGGAAGTTTTTTCGTTTCACCTAATGGTAGAATATTTGTACTTTCTGCAGCTTCTGCAGGTTTAGCTACTTTACATCTTTATGATTTTAACTTTACTACTGGCACTCATGCGTATGTCGGTCGTATAAACTTCGTATTACCTAATACTGCAGCTACTACTATGACGGTAAGAGGTTTGCGAGTTCATAATGATTCTACAGATACAGGCTGGAGAATTGTTTTGGCTACTACCGGATCTGTATTAATTAACGGCGGCGTCTTTATTGTTAATAGTATAAATAAGACTGATTTCGTTTTAGTTTCTCCTCCTACTATTGCTTTTGCTACTGGCAATGACCAAAAAGCTGTTTATTTTACTCAACTAGGTTCCGCTATGGGTTCTCTTCAAGCAGAAACCTCTTTAAACGGACTAGTATACGATTCTAATACCTCTACGGTATATGCACATAACGGTGTATCTGCTACGCATCAGTATTATGTCAGAGATTTGACTGCAGCTTTATCTTACAGTACACAAACTTTTACAATAACTATTGCGTCTCCTGGAGTAGTTACAGCTACTGCTCACGGCTACTCGGTAAATGATCCAGTAGTTTTATCTACTACGGGAGCTTTGCCTACAGGATTAACAGCTGGCACTGTCTATTTCGTAAGAAACCCTACAGCTAATACTTTTGAATTATCTGCTACGACAGGCGGCGCTTCTATAAACACCACTGGTACTCAATCAGGTATTCATTCTGTAGGTAGAGCTTTTGGTACAACGAGTTCTACTGTAAGTTTTAAAACGGGTAACTTACCTGCTCTTACAGGCACCTTATTATCTGTAGATAGTGAAAGAAAAGCTATTCCTACTAATTCTCCTATAAATGGAGGAGTTTTGAATGGAAACGCTTGCGCTTTCTTCTCCACTACCACGAACCTTTATTTAGGGTTATTATCTGAGTTAACTAACGGAGCTACCACTTGGCCTAGTTTATCAACAAGTAATGTTTTAGGAGCGGTTAACCAAATTACAACACCTACTCCAGTATTTGCTAATTGGAGTTCTACGCTCGACGCTGCTCAATATGTAACTAACACCTCGAAAATAATTATTAAACAATTACAAAATAACCAATTAATAACTCAAGTCGGGGAATTAAATAATCAATATTATGAAACTTACTCCTTAGATACTATTAATTTAGGCTTTGTTACGGTTATAAATATTTATTCTGAAAATGGTTGGTTCTTTGTGGCAGGAGGCACAACCGGCCAAAGAGGAATAGGTTGTTTTGATTTTAGGTCAGACAGTTATTATGATTATTCTTATATTGTAACTAAAGTTTTAGATACTCCTAATAGTCAAATAAGAGCTTTATGCTCCTTTGAAAAACTATTTGAACAAACCGGAAATGTAAAACTTCAATACAGAACTTCAGGTTTTGGAAGTATTACTGGAGGTTGGACGGACTTAGATGAAGGTCAAGATCTCGCAAACATAGTGACTTATGATGAAATTCAGTTTAAAATTTTATTTAATATGCAATCCGAAGGAAGTTCTTCGCCTGCACAAGTGTATGAACTTCTGCTGTCTTTAGACGCTAATGAAGAAACCTCTGACCATTGGGAATATTCTTATAACCATTCTAGTTCAGGTTCTCCTACAAGAGTAGGTTTCCGTCTAAAAAAAGCTTATACTTCTTCTGTTCCTACTTTATACTTTAGAGCTTATGATTTATCTGATAGTTTACTAACTAATCATAATACTTCTGCTCATTCTAGCTATTTTGAATATTCTACGGACGGTTTAGTTTGGAACCCCTTAGGAACTATTCCAAACACTGTAGGAACCCTTGTTAGATACACTTTTGCCTCTCCTCCAGGAGTAGATGTGCGTCCGGGTCTAAAAGAATCCTAAGAGGAGTTAAGTTATGCCTGATATTTTAATTCAAAATGGAGGTTTTTACCAATCTACCTCCAGTCCTACAATTTTCTATGACCAGTTAGTAACAGGCAGCGAATACCAAAGCACTTCTCAGGCTTGTGTAATAGATTTAACAGCTCCAACATTCTCTGGAATAGTTAGTCTTATAAACGGAGGAAGAGGGCAGATGAGAGCAGCTTGGGCTGCGGGTACAGATGTGACTCTTCCAGTAAGATATGAAGTTTACTGCAAAGCTCTAACAAATTCAGGTTTATTCTCTTCTATAAACCTCGTCGCTATTACAGATAAACTTCAATATGATATTTTCACTTTAGCTGACGGCTCTTTTATACAAGCAAATACTACCTATTTCGTAGGCATTAAAGCTATAGATGGAGTGGGTAACAGAGATAATAATCTTGTGACTCTAAGTATAATTTCAACAGGTTTGTCTATTTTTGCTGATACGTATGAAGTAGATGGAGCTTTTGCAATTAATCCTTCTAACGAACTTCAAGGAACTTTGTGGGCACTGAAAAACTCCAATCTAGCCGTTCCTTCCTCTGTTAATATGGGCATAGCTAATTATCAAATTTATGATAAAGATGGCACAGCCATAGTAGGAATGAACGAATCTAATATTGCTGTAGATTCTAATGGACAGTATAAAATAACTCCAATAGCTTCTAACTTAAATAAAACTTTAGATCATTATATGATTAAGATAACTATGGTTTTAGATGGAGCTATTAGAGAAGGTTACACTACTTTGGTTCAACCTATTCCAGAATATGACGTGGAAGGAACCTTTATCTTAAATACGGCAAGCCAATTAACAGGCTCTTTTTGGGCTTCTGCTGATGAGGAAGTTTTAAATAATCCTAGTAGATTAGGGACAGGAGCCTATCAAGTTTACGATGGCACTGGGTCGGCAGTAGTTGGAATGACTCAATCAGGTATTATCGCTGATAGTAATGGTCTATATGAAATTACGCCTATTGCCTCTTCTTTGAATCTTGATTTAAATAACTATTACGTTAAAGTCACAGTCACTATAGACAGCGTATTAAGAAATTATTTCTTACCTATTTTAGGAAAAATACCTAAATATGAAAGTAAGGCAGTATTTTCTATAAACGGAGCAAATCAGCTCCAAGCTACTATTTGGGCTGTAGGAGATAATTTAGTTGTAAGCGGAGCCCGTTTAGGTACAGCTAATTTTACAGTATATGACTCTTCTGGAGTGGCCGTCGCAGGGTTAACTCAATCTGGAATTACTGCTGACGTAAACGGTAGATTTATAACTGCTCCAGTTTCTGCTACGCTATTAACGGACCTTACGCACTACACAGTAAAAGTTGGTGTTGTTGTTGATGGTCTAGAAAGAGTGTCTTATAAAGGCTTCACATTATTAGGTAATTAATATGCCAGAATACTTAATAGCACAAGATAGCGAAGAGGCTTCCGTTCTTCGGGTAGATTATTCTAAACGTTTTATACAAAATGCTAGTACTGAATGGCAATTTCTATTTAATTCTAATAGTTTTCTTACGCCTAATGTGTTGATACTAAAAAATGCAGGCCAGTTTAATACTGCAAATTTTAACCAAATTAAACTGGCAGCTTATCTTTATAACTCTTCTAATGGAACCATTTCTGCGGCAAGTTCTTGTACTTTTAGCGTCTACGGAGTAAGTGTTACAAGTTGGACAGAAACTTTGTTAGGAACTTTTACAGGAACCATCCTGCCAAATAATTATTATATAAGCAATATAAATCTCTCAAGCCTAAATATTAATTTAGATGGAGAAGGTTCTATAATGGTCGAGTGCGTATTGACTCGTTTATCTGAAACCTTCCGAGATCGTATATATTTGAACCATTTAGGTATTTACGATTCAGTTGTACGTTTAAGAAAAGATGTAGATTTCCTAGATTTAACTAAAATGGATGAATAATATATGAAAAAATATGCACTAGTTAATGATAATATTATTACTTCAATAAGTTTTTTAGAAGAAGAAGAGTATGCGGAGTATGCTAAAAAGAATCAACTAGTTGTAGATATTGACGAAATGTTCGTTAGTCCTGAAGTAGGTTGGATTCTTGAAGATAATCATTTTATTTCTACAGAACAAGATCCTTTAAAAGTAGCAATAAAAACCGTAGCTTGTGCTAGAGACTTTGGAATAAAATTAAAAAAAGAAATGATTGCTAAAATCGGAGGCAAGAATTTAGTACTCTCTAGGACAGAACAGCAAGTTTCTTCTATAGTAACTCAATTAGTGTCTATAGGCTTTTTATTAGAAGGTGGAGCACTACGTACAGCGAGAGCTGCTGTCCAAGCTGTATATAATAGCTATCCAGAATATCAAGAGGAACTAGACTACTGTTTATCTGAATTAAATAATTTTCTAGGGACTTAAGTTATGAAGACTTTGATTATAGGTTTTTCTAGACCTAAAAAAGAAACCCTACCGTCTTTTATTATAAGAAAAACAGAAAACACAAAGTTCTCTCATGTCTACACTAAGATGTATGAGCCAAAGGTTGGAGATTGGTTAGTATTTGAAGCCGCCGGACTAAAGACTAGGTGTTGGACAGATACTGACTTTTCCACAAAAAATATAAAAATTAAAGAAGTCATTCTAAAAGTCTCAGACAAGCAAGAACAAGCCTTATTTAAAAAAGTCTATAAAAATCTTAATAAGGACTATGGCATTAAACAGTTATTAGGGCTCGGCATAGTAAGACTACACGCTCTAGTAGGTAAGAAGATACAGAACCCTTACAGAGATGGAGACAAAACCTACATTTGTTCTGAGTACGTAGGAGAACTTCTAGTAGAATTAGACTACAAAATCAATAACTTAGATGAATTAACTCCTAAAGATATTTATGAGCTGCTAAATGGCCAGACTAGCTAGAAATAAAACAAATCAACCTCAAAAGCAAGCCCTACCTTTAATAATATATTTATTTTTAGGCGCTATTTTGATGTGTAATATAGCTATTTTATACTTAATTATTAAATAGTTGACAAGTACTATACTCCTTATTATTAATGGGTTAAAAGTGAGGGCGTGTTATGTCTGAAATAGAGACTCTCCTTATAAATAAAGTAGACAAAATAGAACAAGATGTGACGGATATAAAAGAAGCAGTAATTAAAAATACGAAAGACTTAGAATATCATATAAAACGTACAGACGATTTGCAAACGGTGGTAGAAGACTTTAGTAAACTAATTAGCCCACTACACGAAGACTACATTGCAAAGCAAGCTGTAGAAAAATACAAAAAAGAACAAAAAGAAAACCTGGAATTTAAGTTCAAAATTCCGGGTTTTATTTATTATATTTTAGCGATGTTAATTTCTGCTGGTACAATAATAACTTGGCTTATAGGACTTAAATAATGAGCGCAGTAATTAGTCCTGTTACAGGAACAAGAGTAGAGCCTATAGACTCGTACCAATTCGTTAGAGGTACGGCGGCTACTTTTAAAGTTATTTTTATAAATAACGGAGTTCCAGTTACGGTAGACAACCTAACTACTCCCCAAGCTTCTATTTTTGAACCTATGTTTTTAAACAAGAGCGGTTCAACTACTCCAGTTGTTATTGCCACGTTAAACGGCACCCTAGTCCCCGGCCAGCAGTTTGAGTACCAATTTATCTGGAATATTCCTGCTGATATAATCCCTTCTGATGAATATATAATCAGTTATAGAGGAACGCTTGGGGGAGACTTATATCCTTTTGGCGACGAATATATTAACATATTAGCCAGCGCCGGTCAGATTGGAATTAAGACAGTAAGTTATGCTACCATTTCTGACGTTCGTATGATGAAGTTTAATATTGATGAATATCTTCCTGAAACTATACGAAAAGATTTAACCGCTAGAAATAACGTTATAGAATTTCATTTAAGAAACGCTGCTACAAAACTTAGAGAAGAACTAGCTTTGTTTAGAGCTAGAGGAAATACAGAAAACTACAAACTATTTTGTATATATTACACTGTTTGGAGTATTATGTTGGCAAGTAGGGGAGAAGATGGCTCTAGTGTTTCAGACCAGAATCTTACCTATTGGCGTACAGAGTGGTCTAAAATCTTAGACCAAGAGAAGAGAAAAGGGGCAAACTCACAAGGAATCAGCTTTGGCCGAGGCTAATAATGCAAGTCAATATAAAAGTTGATTCAAAGAACGTAGAAAAGCTTTTAAGCAATCTACAAAATACGCTAAAGCAGACAATAGAAGGTGAAATTTTAGACCCTAAACTAAACGCTTCTTTAGTCGAACTTAAAAAACAACTTTTGCTAAAACTAGAGACTTTAAAACTACAACCAAAAAAAACTAAAACCAAAGCGACTAATAATCTCGGACAAGAAGTTTTTGATATATCTAAAATACAAAATGATGTTTTAAAGTTTTTTACAGGTAGTAAAGCAGGTTATACGGAATATAATGAAAGTAAAAGTTTTTCAGAGGTAATAGAAACTAATATATTGGTCGGCCATCACTCTAAAAATAGTATGGAAGCCAATAGAGTAACTCTGAGAATGAACATAAATCCTGAAGATACAGCAGAATCCCACTATGCTGCCGCCGTAAACTATATAAATAAAGCGGTATTTATTTTACCAGACACTTCGGGAAAATTAAATTATTATATAAATCCTGGCATAGATTTATCAGACAAAGTAAAAATAAAATGTTCTACTCAAACGGGCATCAATAGAGAGAAGCCGAAAAAAGGTCTAACTCCAGAAGAACGTTTTGAGAAGGACGCAACCAGGAAAAGAGCAGATTCTGACTCACCTTATGCCGAATGGACGTTAAAACAAGAAGCCGTTGATACTATAAGAAAGTCTTTCATAAATATTACCTCAATTATGGATAATATTAAAAAAGGAGACTTTGAAACAGCAGAGCGACTAGCTGAACATTTAGACAGTAAAAAGAAAACTAAAATACAAGATAAACTTATAGCCTTAAAAAAAGGCGCTCTAGCCAATGAACCGCTAGCGGATTATAAAAACGTAACAGATTTTATTAACTCATTAAAGTGGGTTAAAAAAAAGAAAAAGAATGAAGTTCGATACATTATAGTGTCTAAAAAGGCTACCTTAGAAAAAGACACTGTTAAAGAGTTAGGCTTATTAGTTAAACAATGGTGTTCTATAGAAAAAATCCAATGGTTTAGATATTTTATAAAACAATTCGTAAAACTTTTAAGAAAGTCTAAATAATGAGTGTCAGGATTCTTCGAGACATAGAAGAAGCTTTAAGTCGAGAGGTAAGAAGGATTACCTTTCATGACGACAGAACCCCTAGTATGACGGTTCTTAAAGACACTTTTGATCCTTTTACTGGAGAAAGCATAGCCCTTCCTGTAGAAGCTAATTTTTACGACTCAAGCGCCAATACTAGACAGATTCAATACCCTCACTTCTTTTTAAAACTAGTTAAGATGGCAGAGGATAGGTTTTCTAAGCGAGTTATACCCCAATATGGCAGGATCATAACCTCCCCTATCATAACCTCTGAGAAAGCATATAAAGTAATCCTAGGCGGCTCTGACGGCCTTATTACTGCACCCGGCAACACCTTAACCACTAACATCTTTAAAATAAAAACAGTACAAGTTGGCTATTTATTAAAGCTTATAAGTGGAAACAATATTGGAACTTATAAGATCAGTGCGGTAACTCCTAGCAATATGGGAAACCACACAATAACCGTTTCTAATACTCTATTAGAAGAACTACCTTCTTTAGGCTTTGACTCAGGTACTAGAGAGATAAGTTTCTTAGAAGGAGTAGACTTAAGTACAGTTAAAGTTGGAGATGTATTTACTGATAGTCTTTCTGTTAGTTGGAATATTACTGCAGTAGATTCAGATGCTGGAAAATTAATTATAGACGGCGCAGGTACTCCTTCTTTATTAGAAGATTCTTTTATTTCTAGAACAGGTAACGTATTTCAAAATACAGATCCTAGTTCAATTAAATATTCGGTATTAGACGGAAGTCAGCCTATAAAGAACGCAAGTTCAGGTTACGCTGGCCAAGCTTATGCAAATAACGCTCAAATAAATCCTTCTGTGCCTGTAGATATTTATTATTTAGTTAGAATTGATTCTAAAGAAAGAGACACTCACATAGACGTAGCCAACCGCATGTGGGAAGAGTTCAATCCTCCAAGAACAGCTTTACCTACTATTATACGCTCAAAACTAAGCGTAGATAAGAAGTTAATTACTGATGTTACTGTAGGCGGAAGTGCAACGATAGAGGTAGAGAGTAATGAGGATTATTCTGTAGGAGATTCTGTATTTATCTTTGACGAATTAACTCCGACAAAGAAGCAGAATGGCGACGGTTTCGAGCAAGTTTTTACAGCAAAAATTATAGATAAAATTAGTACTACTCAATTAGTTTTAGATCAGACGGTTCCTGATACGTTTACGGTTTATAATACGACAAGAGTTGTTAGTAACGCAGAATATTGTTTATTAATGTTCCACTACGTGGACCACATAACCCGTGACGTAGAAGAAGCTCAATACTGGAGTCACGAATTCACTTTCTGGATTCAGGCGTGGATTGATCGTCAAGGGGAACCTGTGGAATACGATGGAGTTGTTCAACATATTGGCAATACTATCGAACTTTTACCTGATGAAATAATAGTTTCCGAAGAAATATAAAGGGAGAATTTAAATGGCACTTTTAAATACTAATATCGGTCCAGAACGAGTACAGGCTTTTGACCAGCCTATTGGCAATGTTTCTATTCAAGGAGCAGGTATTTCTTCTGCTTCTTTCCTAATCAGCACTTCGTTATCTTCTGCTCCTGTAAATACTGCTATGGTTGTTGCTTCTTTTGAAGAGTTCGTTGATCTATTCGGCGGGGCAGACGAAGTAGCTGACGACGGCTATTACGCTGTTAAAGGTTATTATGATAACGCCGGTTCAGGCAACCAAGCTGTTATCGTAAACGTTGGCCAAGGCGACGCTGAAGTTAGCACTATTGAGTGCGTAGCTGACGTTTCAAGCAGCCTAAATAACAAATATTTCTATATTAACTCAGCTTACGACCGTAACCAGTATTATGTTTGGTTTAGCGTTGATGACGCCGGTACTGATCCTGCTGTTGCAGGCAAGACTGGTATTAAGGTTGATATTACCGAAAATGAAACTGCAAACGGCGTAGCTTCTGCACTTGAAGCCGCTCTTGACGGCGTAGCTGATTTTACCGCTTCTGTAGTAACTGATACGGTTACTGCCACCAATGCTGCTGGCGGCCCAGCTACTGACCTTAGCGACAGTACTGGTGGTACATCTACTGGTTTTACTTTCGCCGTAACTACTCAAGGCGCTCGTCCTACTGCTGATGATTATATTGGCGATGCAGCCGAAGGCACTGGTCTACGTGCTCTTGATGTAATTGACAATGTCGGTCTAATTACTACTCCTGGCCTACCTTTAGCTACTGCTTATTTAGTTCATGGTTCCTTAATTGATTATTCTGAAACTGTTAGAACTGAATTCGGCGCTACTTTATCTACCTGTTTCTCTCTAGTAGCTGTTCCTAAAGAAGTAGAAAAAGCTAACACTGATGTAGCTATGACTGATGATTTAACTATCTCAGCTATTACTGGTGATGTTATTACTTTCTCAGGTTCTCCTGATCTATCAGAAATTACTGCTGGTATGATCCTTAAAAAAGCAGGCGCTTTTAAAACCGTTATTACTGCCGTAGACGCAGCTAACGACGAAATTACTGTTGCTAGCGTTTCAGGTCTAGCTGTAGCTAACACTGTTACTCTACATATGCCTTCAGCTATTAGTTATAAAGATCTAGTAGTTAATAATCCTTCACGAGTTAGTGCGTGGTATTTTAACCCTGTACTAGTTCTTAACGAAGCCGAAAACGCTGAAGACGGAGACTTACTAGACATTGATCCTACTGGTCACGTAGCAGGTGTAATTGCTCGTATTGACGCTAATACGTCAATCGGCGGTCCTTCACACGCTCCTGCAGGCGTACAATTCGCTGGCATCTCAGGCATCAAAGGTTTCATGTTAAGTATCTCTGAACGTCTAGACGCAGGCCCTCTACGCTTAGCTTATATTAACCGTCTAACTTCTTTTCCTAGTTACGGTAATGTTGTTTATGGTGGTTATACTGGTGGTGGAGCTGCTGTAACTGCAGACGAACGCCTAATTCAAGTTATGCGTACTGTTCAGTTTGTTAAAGCTTCTCTAGAGCCGGGCCTTATCCGTGAAATTTGGGAGAACTTCTCTCCTGTTACGCAAGGCCGAGTTCAGGCTTCTATCGAATCTTTCTTACGTAATAACAGTTATCTATTTCCCGCAGGTCTATCTGAAGATCAACAGTTTAAAGTTATCTCAGTTGAACCTACTAAAGATGAATTAGACGAAGGATTACTACGAGTTCGTGTACAACTTCGTCCAAACAAAGCTGTACGCTTTATTGAAATCGTTATGGAATTCAGCTTGCCCGCAGCTTAACATTCTGAATGACTTTTACTAAAGAAGAATTAGAAAACGCTTATACGCTCTGCGGTTCTATGCAAAAAGCCGCAGAGTTCTTAAACATATCTAAGGGCGTTTTTAGACAACGTTTACTTAATGCAAGAAACCTTTGTGTTCAATGTAAAAACACATTAGATAAAAAAGGTTTAATTTGTAGCAAATGTTTACAAAAGTCAAGAGATAAAGTAAAAGAAAATTTACCTAAACATAAAAACTGTAAACAATGTTCCGAAACAATGCACAGAAAACAAACTCAAAGTAATATCAGCTGGGCTAAACAAAATATC